TAGATAATGATCCTAATGCTATCTTACGAACTGTCTATGATAGTTTGTATGATTCTCTTTCTCCTACTAGCATACCTCAAGCGGTATTGATTATTGCCAAGTATCAATACCAATCAGCATTTGTTGCTGATCAGGAAATAAATCTCTTGGCAGCATTAACTGAAATTATGGTGGAGTGTACCTTTAAATGACTAGTAAACGTGACCGTGTGAGAGCACAAGTAAAATCCAGATTTTATTATGCATTCTGGGGTGCAGCAACTGTAGCAGTTGTATCAGGACAACTTTATGTTGGAACCTCTTATCGCCAGATGGCAAAATCAATGAACAGATGGTTTGAGGAAACTATTGACATTATCACAATGCCAAAGAGACCACCAACAGGCACACCAATGATACCTGATGGTTATTACATGCCTGTTCCATCTCCAGAAGATTATGGAATGACAATAGTACAATGAAAAAGTCTGAACTAATACATTGGAGATTACAGGCAATGCTAAGAGAGCATACCTTTAGTGATCTAGCATACCTAGGTATAAGAGAAGATCAGCACTGGTATAGTATAGATGGTAATGAAGTACCAGTAGATGCAATTGAAGAACTAGAGTCAGTAGAAGAATGAAAACACCACTACGATATCCTGGCGGTAAGTCAAGAGCAGTTCCTAAGTTATGTCAGTGGTTGCCTGAGAACATTACAGAGTATCGTGAATCATTTTTAGGTGGTGGTAGCATGGCAATCGAGATGACAAAACGTTATCCTGATTTACCTATCTGGGTCAATGATCTATACAAACCATTATATCTTTTTTGGTTAGCATTAAGAGACGATGGTGACTATCTTTACGATCAACTCATACAATTAAAACAGAGACATCCAGATCAGGGTTCTGCTAGACAATTATTTTTAGATGCAAAGGAGAAAGTAAATGACGACGATATTGGATATAAAGATAAAGCGGTTGCTTTTTATATTATTAATAAGTGTTCTTTCTCTGGTCTCACTGAAAGTTCGTCCTTCTCACCACAAGCAAGTGATTCCAACTTCTCCATACGTGGTATCAACAATCTCAAAGACTATTCTAAGTTGATAAAGAACTGGAAAATTACATGTCTAGATTACAGTAAGTTACAATCTGATGAGAGTGATGTATTCTTATATGCAGATCCACCTTATAATGTAAAAGATAACCTCTATGGTTATAAAGGTCAAATGCATAAAGGTTTTGACCATGGATTATTTGCTGATATCATGGATGCACATTTGTGCAATGTTATGATATCTTATAATAACCATCCCGATATCATTCACAGATTTGAGGAGTGGTATCAGTATGACTTTGCTCATACATATACAATGAGATCTACAGGTACATACATGATAGATCAAACAAAACGTCGTGAACTAATTTGTCTTAATTATGGAAAATATAGGAGTCAGAGTGTTGCCTAGTGGGTACTGTCAACTCTACAATACACGTAGAGGAGGATTATCTACATTCGCACCTCATTCAAAATCAGCAATCATCATGGGTGAAGAAGTCCATGTTCAAAGTATCGAGGGTAGCACACACATATATCGTGTGAATAATTCTAGAACTGGTGTCGTAGGTCCTATTAGATCGTTCTAATGATTACAATAGACGGTATTGACTACATGCCAGTTAGAAAACATGGTGTTATAATTCCAAATTACTACGTCAGTAAGAATGGTGAGGTTTGGAACAATCTTACAAAGAAACATATAAAACCATATCTGGTATGGAGAGGTAAAAAGGGAATAGGTAAACCAAAATGTAAGGATTTTAGTATGACTACACTTGGTCAACCGTGGTGGGATAGAGGTTATCAATATAAACCTAAAAAAAGAATGGAGGATTGTATTGAGTTTAGGATGAAAGTACATCTTGCGGTAAAGGACTCTTGGGATCCCTATGTTGAATATGTAAAAAAAATGAGTCGTGAGCAGTTAGAAGAGTTGGCATTAAAGAATATGATGATAGATCACAAAAATGACGACCCACTTGATAACAGAATTGAAAATTTAGAATACTCTAATCCCTTTGCTAATTCAAACTACATAAAAGAATGGAATTAAAAGATTGGTTGAACTCTATCAACTTCACTAAGGAAAACCTGATAGCAGATGACCCCGAAGCGATCAAGAAGTATCCACCATACATTGTCAACAGGTGTTTGTCAGGACATCTTGATACTGTATTGTTCGCAAACGAAATGAATAAGTATAGTAACCTTGATAAGGATTTACAGTATTCTTTCTTGCTATATACTTTGAGGAAGAGAAAAAGATTTTCCCCTTGGTTGAAGAAGGAACAAGTCGATGACTTGGATCTAGTAAAAAAACACTATGGTTATAGTAATGAGAAAGCGAAGGTCGCAGTAAGTCTTCTAACCAAAACCCAAATTGAAAAAATTCGTAACAAACATGACATGGGAGGACTACGATGACTGCGATCACTGAGGAAGTTCAATGGACTACCGATAGTATGATAGAGGTAGGTCTAAGAGAACCAGACGACTTTTTAAAAGTTCGTGAAACACTGACGAGAATTGGAGTAGCATCCAGAAAAGAAAAGAAATTATATCAATCTTGTCACATACTGCATAAGCAGGGTAAGTACTATATCGTACATTTCAAGGAACTGTTTGCACTTGATGGTAAGAAAGCAAACCTGAGTCTTAATGATGTACAACGTAGGAATCGCATAGTACAGTTACTAGGTGATTGGGGTTTGGTATCAATCAATAACAAAGAGAGTATTACTGACGTAGCACCTCTGAGTCAGATCAAAGTTCTTGCCTATAAAGAAAAGGGTGATTGGACTTTGGAAAGTAAATACAACATAGGAAAGAAGAAGGAGGAATAACCGAACCTCCTTTTTTATGTCTGCTGTTATAATTAGTAGTGTCGCCTTCGGGGACAAAATTAACACTCGCTATAATAGGAGAACCACTATGGAAATTCAAAGGTACACTGCTGCAGACTTACCAACACTGTTTGATAAGATCACAAAGAACAGCATAGGAATGGATAGTTATTTCGATTCATTCTGGAACACAACCCAGACTAACTACCCACCTTACAATTTAATCCACTTAAGTAATGAAGAATCACGACTTGAAATTGCACTTGCTGGCTTCAAGCAAGATGACGTCAAAGTCTATACGGAGTATGGAAAGATATATGTCGAAGCAAGCAAAGAAAAATCAGAAGATGATGGAACGTATGTCCATCAAGGACTGGCACAACGTTCCTTCCAACGAGCATGGACGCTCTCCGACGATACGGAGGTTAGATCCGTCGAGTTTAATGATGGACTCCTCAGTGTCGTATTGGGAAAAGTAGTTCCTGATCATCACAAAAGAGTAGATTACATCTAACCAGTTTAAAAACTGTCACAATACCTCTGGCATATACATGTCAGGGGTATTATAATATGTGCATACACAACTTACATCATGTATCCTAAAGAACTAAACTCAGCAGTAGAATTTTTAAATACACTTACAATCCAAATTGCTGAAGGACATGAAGATGGTAGAGTCAATAGTATTGCTGATGAAGATACCATCATAGATCTTCTTGCAGAAAAATATGGTAATGCTATCGAGAAACCAGTTGCAAGAGAATGGTGGGATGTAAAGATATATGGTTATCCAGTAAATATCAAATCATCAGCATTCAAAAATGCAGCAGATAATTTTTCATCAAAAGCAGCAATACTATATGCACTTACAGATTTACCAGAGGATAAAGTAAAGGTACAGAGATGGCAAACTTTTGAAAACTTATTAAAGACACATAATAAAGATAACAATCGTGACTACTACATCATTGCACTAAACAAAACAACAGGAGAGTGTCACCTACAATCTCTCAAGTCACTTGAGAAACTAACATCAAACGGTAACAACTTACCATTTCAGATTAAATGGAAAGATAATGTGACACCAGTAACACGTACCCATAGACAAGCGTACGAATTTATAGTAGAATGTTACAAGGAATCAGTACGTAAAAAGATATCATCACATGATGGATTTGAAAACTTATGATCTAAGACTAGGTGATTGCCTAGAACTGATGAAAGAGATACCAGATGAGTCTATTGATTTTATCTGTTGTGATCCTCCATATGGTACAACATCTATTAAGTGGGATGAGATCCTAGACTTTAATTTGATGTGGGAACAGTATGGTCGTATCATAAAACCAAAAGGTATGATGGCATTGTTCGGTTCTCAACCCTTCTCTGCACAACTTATCTGTTCTAAATTAAAGTGGTTCAAGTATGAACTGATCTGGAATAAAAACAAATGTGGTTCGCCAGGTCTAGCAAAGTATAGACCCATGAAAACTCATGAGAATATATTATTATTTGCTAAGAATCCTGGCGGTACATATAATCCAATCATGGAAAAAGGAGAACCATTTAAACGACAGAGTAAGAATCCAGAAGGATATGTAAGTAAAAGGAATGATCATGGATATGGTCTCAAACCTGTAAAGGGTTTTGAAAATAAAGGCACAAGATATCCTAAGTCAATCCTCAACATATCAAGAGACTTCTCTGCACAACAACAAGTACATCCTACACAAAAACCAGTTCCTGTATTGGAGTGGTTGATAACAACATTTTCTAATGAAGGTGATACTGTATTAGACAACTGCATGGGGTCTGGTTCTACAGGTGTCGCAGCAGTCAAACTTAACAGAAAGTTTATAGGTATTGACACTGATGAAAAATATGTTACAATAAGTAGAGAACGTATCGAATCTATCCCAATTGATATAACAAAATGGCAAAAGGAAAAAAAGAACCAATTAACGTAACACCACCTCCTGCTCCTCAGTTTCTTGTGAAGTCTGAAAGAGTAAAAGTAATTGTAATGTTCAATGGTGACAACGTTATATGCGATTTACAAGAAGCAGTAGATAAAGATTCTGGTGCTAGACAGGCATACATTATGAACTACCCATACAAAGTAGAGTATGATCAACCTAAACTTGATACTACTGGTATAGTAACTGACCCAGAGGTAAAGGTACATTATCAACCATGGTGTCCTCTATCACCTGAGACAAAAATAGCATTGAATCACAATATGGTTGTTACTATTATAGAACCAGTTCCTAGTCTTAGAGATACATACATCAGTAATGTACAAAAGATGGGTGGTAGCGTAGGATGAGTATAAAGATTTTATTACTAAAGTCTAACGAAGAAATCATTACCGAAGCAAAAGAGATAGCAAATCCTGATAGTCCAACAGCAATAGGATATCACTTGCATAAACCCTTTCGTCTAGAGATTGTCTCTGATGAAGGGGAACTTATTTTTAATAGAGAAAAGGGATATCAATTATCGTGGTTTCCATGGGCACCTCTGAGTAAAGATAAAGATTTCTTTCTTCCTGCAGATCATGTGATTACAGCATACGATCCTCTGGATAGTATTATGGATCAATACATACAAGCGATCAAAGAAGATACTTATGATGAGAACTTCAAGAAACATGAAGATGTCATTGCGGGTGTTACTGATGATGATTTAGATATGGAACAAATATTTAAAGACGCAGAAAAAATACTAGACGATGAGGAGACTTAGACTCTACGATACAGATTCTAATGTTGTTTATAAATTTACAACCGATCAAAAATTTCATGGTAGCAAACGTATCCAAATAGAAGGTGCTGTTACTATAGAAAAATGTTTAGTTGATTACCCTGCACTCATCAATGGTAAGATTGGTGTTGTAACAATGCACCAACCAATTAAAACACCATTGTATAGTTTAGATTTTATACCTCAACCATTCCCACTAACACTAGGGGTTGGAACTCATGAGTTTGAGCACCTTATGTTTAACGGTCCTACTATTTTTAAAGTAGCAGTTGACAAATACAAACCTAAGATGTATATTGGTAATCTAATCACTAAAGAATTAGTCCCAGAGTTGCACACTATTTCTCCTGTATATAATTACAAGAAAAAAGATAACAATATTTGGAATGAACAAGATCTACACAAACTAGAAACATTATGCAAATCGCTTTGATAATTCTTAAGAGTGGTATTGAACTTATCACTATGGCAGAACAACTAGAAGAAGAACCCAGTTGCCATATGCAAGATCCATACCTCATTAAAGAAGATGGAACCTTGGAACCTTGGCCACGTTATACAACTGATACAGATATCTTGCTTTATTCAGAAACTATTGCTACAATAGTTACACCAACAGCAGAACTAAAGAAGAAGTACGAGATAGTTACTAAATGAGTTTTTACACCAACGTTCAACTAGTTGGAGATAACATAAACTACCTTGGATATGAAGATGGTAAACGTATTCAACGTAAGTTTAAGTTCTCGCCAACTCTTTTTGTCGTTACCAATAAAAAAACTAATCACAAAACACTTGATGGTAGGTATGCAAAACCAGTAAGGTTTGAGTCTGTAAAAGAAGCACGTAATTTTGTAGAACAATACAAAGAAGTTCCTAACTTTGAGGTACATGGATATGACAGATATTTGTATCAGTTTATATCTCAAGAGTTTCCTAATGAAGTTGATTATGACTTCAAGAAATTAAATATTATGTCACTCGATATTGAGGTGGCATGTGAAAATGGATTTCCTAATGTAAAAGAGTGTGCTGAGGAGATGCTCAGTATCACAGTGCAGGATTATCAAACCAGAAAACTTAAGGTATTTGGTACTAGACCATATAAGAATACACGTGACGATGTAGAATTTATTTTATGTGATGGAGAGACACATTTACTCCGTTGTTTCCTAGACTATTGGATACAAAACTTTCCTGACATTCTTACAGGATGGAATGTAGATGGGTATGACGTACCATATATTTGTGGTCGTCTTGAGAGATTGTTTGGTGAGAAAGAAATGAGGTTAATGTCACCATGGGGTCATGTAAAAAGAGAAGAGATAGAAGTAAAAGGACGCGAACAAATATTCTACAGAATGTCAGGGATCAATGTCATTGATTATCTTGACTTGTATAAGAAATTTACCTATACTAATCAAGAATCTTATCGTCTAGATCACATTGCAAATGTAGAACTAGGTCAGACTAAAGTTGCCCATGATGAGTTTGATAATTTCAAACAATTCTATACACAAGATTGGCAAAAGTTTATTGACTATAACATCGTCGACGTGGAACTAGTCTCAAGACTAGAGGAAAAGATGAAGTTAATAGAACTTGCTGTTGCTCTAGCATATGATGCTAAGGTTAATATGCAAGATGTATATTATCAGGTAAGAATGTGGGACACACTGATCTACAATTTCCTTAAAGATAAAGGTATTGTTGTTCCACCAGGCAAAAGATCAGACAAAGATGACAAATATGCAGGAGCTTATGTCAAGGAACCGATACCAGGAAAGTATGATTGGGTGGTCAGTTTTGATCTCAATAGTCTGTACCCTCATCTTATTATGCAATATAATATTTCCCCAGAAACCCTCGTTGAAACAAGGCATCCATCCGCTACAGTTAATAAACTCCTCTCGCAGACAGTAGATGTTCCAAAGGAGTATGCGTTGTGTGCTAATGGTGCAATGTATCGTAAGGATATACATGGATTCTTACCAGAGATGATGAAGAAAATATACGATGAACGTGTGCAATCTAAGAAACTCATGATTCTGGCAAAGCAAGAGTATCAAAAGACACCTACTAAAGAACTAGAGAAGAGTATCAGTAAGTATAACAACATACAAATGGCACGTAAGATTCAATTGAACAGTGCTTATGGTGCTATTGGCAATCAGTATTTTAGATACTATAATATTATTAATGCTGAAGCAATCACTCTATCGGGTCAGGTATCTATCCGATGGATAGAACACAAAATGAATGCCTACCTAAACAAAATTTTAAAAACGGAGAAACAAGATTATGTTATTGCTAGTGATACTGATAGTATCTACCTCAATCTGGGTCCTTTGGTCGAGACTGTATACAAGGGGAGAGAGACAACTGATAAGAGCATCGTCTCTTTCCTTAATAAGGTGTGTGAAGTGGAACTTGAAAAATATATTACTAGTTCTTATGAAGCGTTGGCCACATATGTAAATGCATACGAACAGAAGATGGTAATGAAACGTGAGAACATTGCTTCTTCTGGTATCTGGACTGCAAAGAAAAGATACATGCTCAATGTATGGGATAGTGAAGGTGTAAGATACGATGAACCCAAACTGAAGATGATGGGTATTGAAGCAGTCAAGTCATCAACTCCTGCACCATGTAGAACTGCTATTAAAGATGCCATAAATATCATGATGAATGGAACAGAGAAAGATCTGTTAGATTTTGTAAGCACTTTTAGAAATAAGTTTGATACTTTACCACCAGAAGACATTGCATTTCCGAGGTCAGTTAATGGACTACGCAAATACAAGGCGTCATCAACCGTGTATTCAAAGGGAACCCCTTTACATGTTCGTGGAACTTTGCTTTATAATTTTCACATCTCAAAAAATAAACTTGAATACAAATATCCACTCGTACAAGAAGGTGAGAAAATAAAATATCTACACCTCAGACGCCCTAATAAAATTAACGAAAACGTTATATCTTTCCTCAATACATTTCCTAGAGAGATTGGACTTGAAGGACAGATAGATCGTGATACCCAATTTGAAAAATCTTTCCTACTACCTTTACAAATCATCACTTCTGTGATAGGATGGGAAACAGAGAGAAAAGCTAATCTAGATTTCTTATTTGCATGACATCATCATTTTTAAAAAACATTGTCAAAGAGATTGACAATGACTACGCAGGACTACTATCAGAAGGTGGCGTAGGTGACATTGAATCTTACATTGATACAGGATCATATATCTTTAACGCATTACTTAGTGGATCTATACACAAAGGTATTGCTAGTAATAAAATTACTGCACTAGCAGGAGAAAGTGGTACAGGTAAAACATTTTTTTGTTTAGGTGTAGTTCAAAATTATTTGCGTGACAACCCTGATGCGGGTGTTGTTTACTTTGAGAGTGAAGCAGCAGTCACTAAACAAATGATTGATGAACGTGGTATAGATGGCACACGTATGATACTTGTTCCTGTCACTACAGTTCAAGAATTTAGAACTAACGCTATACAAATTTTAGATAAATATCTAGAACAGAAGACA